CTGGACTCCGCTTTCTGAAGGAGTACGCGAATTTCTGTCAGTCAGGAAAAACCCTGAACAATTAAGGGTTTGGCACAATACTTACTTAGGAAAAACCTGGGAGGATCAAGGTGAAATCATCGAGGTCTACAATCTTATTGAGCGCAAAGAACCGTTCGACGAGAAAGTGCCAGAAGAAGTTATATTCTTGACTTGCGGAGTTGACGTACAAGATGACCGATTAGAGTTAAGCGTAATCGGATGGGGCAGGGACGATGAATCTTGGGTTATTGAGCATAAAGTCCTCTACGGCGATCCTTCTACGCCTCACCTATGGACTGCTCTTGATTCGCATATCTTTAAGACTTACCCATCCTATGATGGCAAAGACCTACCTATCAGGGCTACTTGCGTAGACTCAGGTGGACACTATACAAACTCGGTCTATTCCTACGCTAAGAAACACGCTGGGAGAAGAGTGTTTGCGATCAAGGGTGTTGGTGGAGAAGGTAGGGCGATTGTAAGCAGACCATCCAAAAATAATATCGGTCGCTGCCCACTTTTTCCGATTGGTGTAGATACTGCCAAAGACCTGCTATTTGCTAGGCTACGCATCGCAGATATAGGCGCTGGGTACATTCACTTCTCTGACGAGCTTAATGACGAGTACTTCCGACAGCTTACAGCGGAAAAGATTGTCACTAGGTATCATAGGGGGTTCAAGAAGCGTCTGTTTCAGAAGATGAGACCTCGTAATGAGGCATTGGACTGTTTTGTGTATGCAATAGCGGCATATGCTATACTTGGCATCAATGTCAATGCCTTGGCTGACAAAGTGGGGCAAGCAATACCGGAGACCCCAAGGGAAACTCCGAAGAGACCTTCCTTCGTACCTAAAACGGGGCAAGGCTTCATTAACTCATGGCGGTAAACTATGGCTAATCTGTTTGACGCACTCGACGCTCCAGAGGGTGAACCGCTAGAGATTGTAGCTGGCGACTTTATCCAGTGGAAGGTGTCTGACCTTGTAGATGATTACCCTACCGACTCTTATACCCTAACCTATACTGCTAGAGTCTCTGGCGCTCGTGATGAGTTCCAGATAGTAGCTACAGGCCAATCTACACATTACCTAGTTACTGCGACCAGTTCTGCGTCTGCGCCTTACTCTCCAGGTATTTATCAGTGGCAGAAAGAGATAGTTCGTAATTCTGACGCTGCTAGGATTGTATTGGGTCGCGGTACATTTACCGTTAAGGCTGACCTCGATGTCGCTGGTAGTGATACTCGCAGTCACGCCGAGTTAATGCTTGGTAAGATCGAGAGCGTATTGAGCGGCAAAGCTGACTCAGATGTCTCCTCATATTCGATAGCAGGTAGGTCGTTGACCAAAATGAGCTTTATAGAGCTTACTGACGCGAGAGACTACTACCGAGCTGAAGCAATGCGTGAAAAGGCTACTGAAGATGCCCAAAACGGCAGAAAAGGTACGTCTACTATTAAAGTGAGGTTTTAGATGGCGCTTTTTGACGCTTTCCGTAGAAAGACTAAGCCAGAACCTAAAGTATTCAAACGATCTTATGCTGCTGCCAATCCTGGTCGGTTATTTGCCGACTTTAAGGCATCAGAGCGATCTGCTGACAGCGAATTAAGTCCCGTACTCAAAACTATACGTTCAAGATCACGCGATTTAGTGCGGAATAACTCATACGCAAAGCGATATATGTCCCTACTTAAAACCAACGTGATTGGGGGTAAGGGCTGCGGTTTGCAGGTGAAGGCACTTGATACGGTCGGTAATCTTGATGTCACTGGCAATTCTGCGGTTGAAAAGGCGTTTTTACAATGGGGAAGAGCAGGAAATCCTACTGTAGACGGCCAATTGGGCTGGGTTGACGCTCAAAAGCTCGCCTTAGAGACTATTGCGCGTGATGGCGAGGTATTTGTAGTAAAACACCGTGGCGCTGACTTCAGGGACTCCTTTGCTATTGAGTTTATTGAATCCGATCAAGTTGACGAGACAAAGAACGAGAAGCTCGCAAATGGCAATGAAATACGCATGGGTGTTGAATTAAATAAGTTCAAGAAGCCAATTGCATACCACTTTACGACTTATCACCCAGGCGATTATGATTTTACAACGATATCAATATCTTCAAAGACGATAAGAATACCCGCAGAGCGCGTATTACATATCTACATTAAGTTAAGGGCAGGTCAGACTCGTGGAGAGCCTTGGATGTCTCCTGCTATGGCTGGTCTGAAGCAGTTAGGCGCGTACATCGAGGCGGCATTAGTGTCTGCTCGTGTTGGGGCCAGTAAAATGGGCTTTTTCACAAGCGCAGGAGGTGATGGGTTTGTTGCTGACGATCTTGATGGTCAAGTTCCGATCATAGACTGCGAACCAGGCTCGTTCCATCAGCTGCCTACAGGGGTAGACTTTACTGCCTTTGACCCCAGCAATCCAAATAATGAGTTTGAGGGGTTTCACAAGTCCGTGTTAAAAAGCATAGCGTCTGCTTTGGGTATTAGCTACACATCACTATCTAATGACTTAGAAGCCACAAGCTATTCCAGCATTCGTCAGGGCGCACTCGAAGAGCGTGACTTCTATCGTGATACTCAGCAGTTTATGATTGACCACTTTGTCCGACCTGTTTACGACTCATGGTTAGAGTCGGCAATGGAAATGAACAACTTCGGCATTCCGCTGCGCCAATACGAGCGTTTTTCTGCTGCGTCTGAGTTCCGAGGAAAGGGCTGGTCTTGGATTGACCCGCTAAAAGAGATGAACGCCTCTGTAGTAGGTCTCAAGAACGGCATTCTAAGCATTCAAGACGTTGCGAGCCAGTACGGTAAAGACGCTGAAGAACTTATGTCTCAGATAGCTCGTGATAAGCTGCTTGCAGAGCAGTTTGGTATTAAGTACGCCTTAGAGCCTTACGCAGCGACTCAGGTTGGTGTAATACCCGACATAACTAGTGATGATGGTGAAAACGATGCCGAAGTATAAAGGCGTAGAGATTAACACTAAGCCTAGCGACAGTATGGTATCTAATGCTCGCAAGGGCTTAGAGTGGCGTGAGGAATACGGTCGCGGTGGCACTGCGATAGGTGTCGCTCGCGCTAGGGATATTGTTAATCGTGTTAATCTAAGCATTGATACGGTGAAGCGCATGAGGTCTTACTTTGCTCGTCACGAGGTTGACAAGCAAGCAGAGGGCTTCTCTAGCGGCGAGGAAGGTTATCCTAGTGCTGGGCGTATAGCGTGGGAGTTATGGGGCGGCGATTCTGGCAAGTCATTTGCAGACCGTATTGTTGCTAGACTGAAGTCAATAGATGAGCGATCTCAAGAATTGGAGTGTGTTAGAATGGACCCTGAAAATAACCCTGCATCTGAGGAGCGGGATATGTCTGAAGAAATCGAAGCTACTATACAAGAAGTAGCTATTGTCGCTGAAGACCTGCAAGAAGAGGTCGTTGAAGCGGTCTTAGAGGAAACTGAAGAGCGCAAAGCGTCAGTAGAGGTCGTTCATCGTGCTATGGCTCTGGATGCAGACCCAATTAACGAAGAGTCGCGCACTGTACGCATTGCTATCTCTTCAGAAGAGCCTGTTGCTAGGTCATTTGGCAACGAGGTATTAGAACACACTAAGGAGGCGATTGATTTATCATTTCTCGCTTCAGGCCGCGCCCCGATTTTGCTGGATCATAATCCTGAAAAAGTCGTGGGCGTCATAGAATCGGTAGAACTTGATAGCTCGGCTCGTAGACTGCGAGCGACAGTACGCTTTGGAAAAGGCGCACTTGCTAGAGAGGCTTTCGATGATGTGCTAGACGGTATCCGAACTAACATTAGCGTTGGGTACTCAATTAGCAAAATGCAAAAAGACACCAGAGACGGCGAAACGTATATCGCTAAATCTTGGATGCCTATGGAAGCAAGTTTAGTATCAATTCCCGCTGATGTGACAGTCGGTGTGGGTAGATCGAGCGAGCAGCCAACAAAACCCGTTATAGTAACTCACATTGAGGACACAATTATGTCAGAAGTTGATATTGCGGCAGTTGAGGCGAATGCTCGTCAGTCTGCCCAGAAAAACGCATCACAAATCGTCGAGCTAGGTCAGCGTCATGACCAAAGCGAAATGGCTCACAAAGCTATTGCTGAAGGCGTATCTATCGAAGAGTTTCGAGGCCAATTGCTTGAGAAAGTCGGAAGCCAGCGAGCTTTAGAGTCTCAGGAAATCGGTCTTACTTCTAAAGAAGTGAAACGATTCTCTCTTGTTCGTGCAATTCACGCACTTGCTAATCCAACTGATCGACGCGCTCAAGAAGCTGCTGCTTTTGAATTTGAAGCATCACGCTCAGCGTCTGAAGCGTATGGTCGCACAGCTCAGGGAATCATGCTTCCTGCTGAAGTTATGAAGAACTGGAAAC